TGGATTGGAGTCCGGAAAGCCGGATGGTGGTGGCGAACTACGGAACAGAGGCTCCGGCGATTCTAAATCAGTACGCCCTAAACCTCGAAGGGATGCTCGATAGTGCTGTTGCATGGGGACAACAAGCAACAAAAACACTTACTGGGTATGCCAATTTCTCAGTGCGTGAGCATCAAGAAAACCTTGCTTATAACGAAATTTTAACCAATCCTGACGTTCTGTCGGATTACACGTTGAAGTATTTCGGTCCTGAAGGTCCATGCCCTGTGTATGAATCTGAGCAAGAACTTGAAACCCGTGGTTATCCCACTGCTCCAATTCAACAGCAGCAAGGCATGAATGTTGCTGGTCTTCCTGCACCTCCAGCAGCCGCTGCTCCTCAGCAACCTCAAGATTTCTGGGGTGCATTTAAGCAGCAGATGGATGTCGATCCCAGCCAAGCTTGGCGCATTATGAACCAAGCAGATCCTCGCGTTATGGCAAACAAGCTGTTTGTTATGGAGTAATCCATGAGACAGCTTGCAGGTAAATACGCAAAAGAGTTATTAGAAAAACCTGTAGCACTGATGGCAACTGGCGGTCTTGGGGCCGCTGGTTTAGCCACCTTAGGCAATGTTGCTTCAGGGCAATCTGAATATGAATCCCCTACTCGTATGGGATTAGAAGCTCTAGGTGCAGGTACTCTTGGTGCTTTGGCTGCTAGATCAGCCCCAGCCATGGCTAAACGCTATGGAAGAGAAGCAGCCGGAGACAGGATCTTGAATGCGCTTACTAGCCCTAAGGCAAAAGCTGAAGGAGCAAAACTAAGCCCAGCTCAACTTAAAGCTGCAGAAAATCAGATGCTTAATGTAGCAGACTTATATCAGAAGACAGCACCTTACAGAGGCGCTGCTTATGGTACAGGTTTAGCACTAGGTGCCGGTGGTTTAGGCGGTCAATTTGGCGGGGGTTTAGCCAATGTTGGCAACATGGCTGGTTTACCTATTGATCCTGAGTTACCTGGTTCATCTAATACACTAAATTCACGCCTTAATATGCAAGGCTATGTTTAAAACAGTCTAATAAATTACAGACTGCTAAAATTTTCTTTAGATAGGGCATAAATACTGCCTGAGTCTTTCACCCGATTACTTAATTTTCCGAATATCTGGAGGATAAAAGAAAGTGTTTCTTGATAACGATTTTCCCAAGATTTTAGGTGCGGAATTATACCGCCCACATCCCGCGTATGTATGCGAGATGGCTGTTGAGCCTGTGGTAGTGCATGACTTCACTTCACAGCCCGGCCAGACTGTGCAATTAGATCGCTACAAGTTCTGGGGAGCCCCTGGTACAAAGGATAGCCGTGAGCGTATTGCTGATCAAACGATTGGTACAGCTAACAGCCGTAACATCACCAAGGAAAAAGTCTTGGTGGTGCTTAAGGAATATACTGGTCCTGCAGATCCGGGTGATCCTACCCAGCCTTCTACTTTTAAAATTGCTCGGGAAACTTTAATCACAGCTCAGCGTTTGCTGCTTGATACAGGTAACCTGAACATGTTCCACCAGTCCATCGGTAGCTTGACGCTGCTTGATGACTATCGTCGTTGGCGTGATCGCGTCTTCCTTGACGAACTTGCAAAAGCTGAAGCTAATGGTGCTGCTTCATCTACACAAGGTGGTTACTACTTTGCTGGTAGTAAAGAGAAGGACGCTAGTGGCCGTGTTTCATACACTGCTCAAGAATATGCTGACCAAATTCAACAGTTCTCTGTTCGCACTGACCTGTTAGAAACTGTCAAGGATTTACGTAAGCGCAACGTTCCTACGTTTGCTGATGGTCTGTATCGCTGTATTTGCGATCCCACCTTCATGCTGCATCTGCGTCGTGATCCTGACTTCCGTGAGATTGCACGTTACGCAGGTAACGCAGGACAAGGCATGTACATGGCTAACCCCATGATGCCTAACAACTCCAGCTTCTACATGGGTCCTCAGGCAGGACAAGGTTATTTCCTGGCTGGTGAACCTGTAATGCCTACTGGTGTACAGTTCGAAGGTGTTAAATTCTTCGAGTCAACCAACTTCCCTAACAAGAACGTAACCGCTTCTTTTGATGGTGGTTCTAGCTATGCAGCTAAAGAAGTAGCACAAGGTTTCTTCTTCGGCCCACAAGCTGTTGGTGTTGGTATTGGTGGTCCGAACGCTCAAGTTCTGATTAACAATAATGATGATTTCAGCCGCTTCATTATTCTGATTTGGCAGCTCTATGCTGGTTTTGAGATCTTGAACAAAGATTTCATTACTAATGCATTCAGCTTCGTCCAGGATGACGGTTCCGTCTGATTGTTATAAACAAATTTCAAACTAATTTGGAGTAATAAATGTCTTATTTGTCCGCTAAGAAGATTTACCCCGGTAACTTCAACGAGCCTCTTAATGGTTGGTACAAAAACATTGATACCAACGATAGTGGAAGTAATGATGCTTCCACTGGCGGCCCCACTTCTGTTTTAGCTAACCCAGGTTGGCAGTTCTACCAGCTCCGTGGTTACGTTCCCGTGACCTCCACTGGTTATACTTCCAGCGCCAGTGTGATCATTCCTTCTCCTTATCGGAATGATGATACGCGCACTGACATTACTGGCATGGTGGTTTCTGCTGATACCACCCGTCCTGCTTATGTGTATCGTACAAACCTCTCTGTAGCTCAGGGCTGGGGAGACGGTCGCGTTGCAGAAAGCGGTCTGATGACCTCTGGTGGTACTCAGGTTGTTGCTTTCGGCCCTGCAGGCCCTGTGAGCACTTCTGGTGTTGTGGAAGGTGCAAACTTAATTGCTGCTTCTAATAACATTCCTGCAGGTACTGCTGGTTATGGTTCTAATCCTTTCCAGAACATCACCGGTATTGTGACCAAGGAGTGGCTCTATGAAGAGCTAACTACCGACACCACTTTCGAGGTGTATTCCAAAGCAACTACTAACGCAACAGCACTGAATGGTGGTTTTGCTATTCATGCTGATGATGTTGCTGCTGGACGTAAAGGTTACATTCTGGTTGAAGTTTGCTACATCCGTCCTGACACGGCTGTTGCTTATGCCGACATGGAACAGTATCTGCCTAATCGTACTGTTAGCTGATAATTAATGTAATATAGGACCAGAGATTATGTCTGGTCCTTATGCTTTATCAGCACGTAAAAACAGGAGCGCGAGTTAAGGTTGTTAGTGAGTGGGACGATGGCGATTGGTTTATGATCGAAGATCAAGACGGTCGTGTATTTACTGCTTATAAAACTGAAGTTGTTCCCGATCAAAAGGCAACTAAACAAGTTAAAAGTCTTCAAGTAAAAGATGCAGCAGCCCAAGAAGAAGTTCGCAAATTTCCTCCTGAAACACGACTTAATGTAAACTCAGCAACCGCACAAATGATTGCTGATCACATTAAAGGAATTGGTTTAAAAACAGCACGTGAAATTAAAGACTTACAACTTTCATTGTCGGGTGAAAGATTTCACAGCTTAGATCAATTAAAACAAATTAAACGTGTTGATTGGGATTCTGTTTTTGCAGCTGACTTAGTTAGAGTTTAATAAAAGCCCTTCGGGGCTTTTTTTATTAACGCAAAGTATAATAAAAAAATACCGGCGACTTACAGTGCAACTATCTGATTTTAATAAAAGTCGTGTTCGATATCATTTGGGATACTACGTTGTTAGTGTTCCTGCTGGTGATTATGCGCGTCTAGAAGAATCTTTAAACTCTGTCCCAGATGCAGTGTTTCATGACAAGATTATTCTTCAGATTGGTCGCTGTGATGCAGCCGAAAAGAAAACTCAACTTGCTTCGTTTGAGGATACATTCCAAGTACCCAGCACAAGAGTTGAAGGGATCATAGGTGACGTTGATCGAACAATTCGTTCAAGCAGTATTAAAGAAGCTCTGAAGCTTTGGGACGAGGTCTACATGTATGAGACCAATCGTCTTGCTCAGATTCTTTATGTTCCTAACTATAAAGATCCAATGCAAGCCCGGTATCGCTATGAGCGATCAGGTGCTGAATTTATCCAGGCATTACCTGGTCCCGCTGATACTGCAATCGGCGCAAACGTTTACCTTCACGCTACGACAAGATAATGAATCCACTTAACCTTTTACTTCGAGGAACAGGCGCTACTTTGCCTCTTTTTGGTCCTGAAATATTTATGCAAGGACAAGAAGGTTCTATGACAGATAAAATATTAAAAAATATTGATGCACAAAAGAAAGCTCCTGACTTAGGACGTCAAGTTGGTGATGCATTCAGAGGTTTTGTTGGATTGCCTCCTCAAGTTGCTCCTGGAGCAATTGTTAAACCTAAAAAAGAAAGATTTAGAACAGAAAAACGAATAGGTGCCCTGGGAATACCTTATGAAGTACGTATACCTTTAGAAGGTACGTATGGAGCAATTCCCCCTACTGTTAATACAAATTTTGCAGCATATGATGAAGGTGTAACATTACCAGCTGCAGCACGTAAAAGTGCTGGTAATGCAGGCAGTTATGTTCCTCCTGTTTCTACTGTTGTTCCTCCCATTGATCCCAATCAAGATCTTCCTGCCTCTGCCGAGCAATCTGTAGACAACACACCGTTCCAACATCAAATGGCACTATACGATCAAGGTCGTCGTGCAGCAACTACACAAGCAGAACGTAATCAAGTTCGTGATTTAGGGCTTGCTATACACAAGGCACACAATCCTCATTTATATAGTGATTTCCAAGTGCCTATGAAAACAGATAGACTTTTTAATCCAACATTGAGAAATCAACCAACAGCTGTTTTCCCTGATGGTTATCCTGAAACATTAGAGGCTTATATTAAAGAGGGTGGTGTACAAATGCCTTACACCATGACAGATAAAGATGCACGTAATGAAGTCATTGAAGCCAATCGTTTAGAGGGACAGCAGGCTGCTGCAGCTCTGGCTCAAGAATTGCAGGCCCAAGAATTCATGAAGGCATTTATGAAACGACAAGGAGCAAAGAAATAATGGCACAAACAGTAAGTCAGATTTTAGGTTTTACTCCTGCACAAAGAGCTGCATATTTAAATACTATTGCAGGAGAAGCTTTTCTTGGTGGAGGTGGCGGAGACATTGCAGGTGTTGCAGCTAATTTAGTTGCAAGAAAATTGTCTCCTTCTTTTTCAAATAACATGATGGGGGTTGTTACAGCCCCCGGACAATATGAAGCTAACTTTAAATATTCTCCAGAACAGTTAGCAAAAGAAAATTTAAGGGGACTAGCACAAAGAGATTATGATCGTTTAGTCTCTATTGCTGAAAACCCTGCTTTAGTTGGAGGAGCATTTCAAAAAACAGGAGGAGCAACTTCATTTAGAGGTCAAGCTCTTTTAAAAAACAAACGTCCAGGAGACGTTATGTTTGAAGATAGAGGAAACTTTTATTTTGATCCTGTTTCACAGGAAGTACAGGCAAAAGGAGCTGCCTTATTAGGAGGAGATCCTGATGCTATTTCTACCTATCAAGCAGGTATACAAGATCCTACAGTTCAAGTTAATAATTACTACGCAGTAGAAAAAGAGGAACCTAAGAAAAAAGAAGAAAATATTTTTCAACGTTTTATGTTAGGTCAATTAGCTCAAAACAGTAATCTTGTAGGCACTACTGGTAACTATTTTCAGCAAATGTTAGGAGATATTCAAAGGCAAGGAAACCAATTAGCCGATGATTTGGTAAGAAGCTATCAAAGCTTTGGTGGGTTACGATAAAATAGATAGATAAGACAGCAATTTAAATGACAGCCACTAATACTAATAAGCAGCCTATGTTTGTTGATCGTCCTTTGTTAGCAAGGACTAGATTAACGAATCAAGTTGTTGGCAATAATACAGACCTTAATGTCCAAGGGGGACAAAGCCCTGGTTTATTGGTTGACATGGATGCAACCTTAAGTTCTGATAATAACAGTGGTGGTGTTATTGATTCAATTACAATCCTGCGTGATGATACATCAGATGCAGTGCATGCTGATTACATTATTAACACAAACACTTCAGGTACTTTTATTGGTCTAACAAAAGGACAAATTGTTTATGTAGAAAACACAGATATTTTAACAACACCTGCAGAAAGTGGACAAGGATATTACACATATACAGGTGATACAGCATTGAATGTTGTTAATACTTCTATTCATTTTTCAGGTGTAGCAAGTCCTACGGCATCAGGATTTACTTTTAATTCTTTAAGTTCTACTACTCTTCCAGCCGTTACCTTTGTTGTTTACCATACCCGTGGAACTACTGTACCTATTCCAGGAGATGGTGACTACGTTCCAGTGTTTAGTAAAACAGTTCCTACTAATTCTGGTTTTGTTGACTGTTCTGATGTTATGCCAGAACTAGCTTCACCTGTACCACAGCAAGGAAATACCACTGGACTAGGACCAAAAACACCGTTAAAAAATCGCGGTATTTATTTACAACGTGGAGATCGTCTATATGTAGGTGTTCTTCAGCGAGGTGTTTATAACACAGCTTCTGGATATATTCCTGGAGTACATGTTGTCGCTCAAGGCGGTTTCTATTGATTCATGGTAAAAAAGAATAAAAATTCTTTTGGAGGAGGCAACTCATTTGGGCGCTTTCAAGGATCAGTTTTTAGTGGAAGTACACCTGAAATTAAAAAATATAAAGTAGAACCCATAGAAGGAGTTTTTGGGGGGGCTGTACCAAACTCTTTATACACAGTTGAAAGAGAAGCTACCTGGTCAAGATGGCGTAGAGGTTGGGAGTTGGGCTCTGCAAATTTAACAAATACTGCTTATGAATATCCTTTTGAATATATTATTCCTACCACCACAGGAGCAGTTGATCAAATAGGTGCAAGAGAACCTTTAATGTCAGGAGTATTTAGAGGATTTCCAACAAAAAATAAAGAGTTAGGTATTCACTGGGCGGGAAAGATTGAGCCCGGAAATTTACGTTTTGATCGTTTAAAAGATACGTCAGGAACATTGCTAGCAATTTCAGGGGAAGTAAACAAGAATACTTTATATTTAGGTGTACCACAAGACAATGAAAACTATTGGTATATCCAACTAAGTGGCACATTCAATACTGTTAATCCAGTACCACCACCTTTGTTTGTAACCTTTTCCGGAACAAATCAAACTCTAAAACCTATTGTTGGAGACATACTTGAAGATAAAATTGTTACAGCCTCAGGAGAAGCTATTGATCTTGAGAGTAGAGATCCAGCAACAAACCGTCGTTTTGGATTTGTTCAAGCTGTATTAGCAGGCGTAGATCAGTTCCAAGGCATTTTAAAATTAGAAAAATTAGGTTCTGTACAAGGAACAATCGATGGAATTCTTGCCACTCCTTCAAGAATTCCTCCACATACAGGACGATTCTTTCAAACAGGAGCTAGATATTGTTGTTCTTGTCAAGATTTTACACGTAGAGATTATGCTTATTTATCTAACTTAGGTGTGAGAAAGAAACCTCTATTTCCTAGGGCAAATGTTTCAAGCATAAAACCTGGACGTATTGAAGAAGTGTTTGAATTAGGACAACTGTCAAATGCAATGATGACAGAAGTTAATGAGAAAATAGTACAAAATAGAACATTAACTATTGTTGCTCCAAGTGGTTTTCAATTAGTAGGTGTGGGTACCAGTGGAGAAACAAAGGATGTGAGAGATCCTAAAGCTTTATATAGAGATTCTCCTGGACAATATAATGACTTCGGTAAAGTATATCGTCGTGGATTTGGAGATAATCCTTCTCCTACACAAGTGGCAGAAGGTATGCCAAAGTATGGAGACTATAAACAAAGTGGATTAACAATTACACAAATTACAGATGATTGGACATATGTATTAGATCAATATCGTTATTGCAAGCATATTTATGCAATGAAATATATAGCTGGTGAGTTTCCTATTGAACCTTCAGATTTTCCTATTGATGCTGGTTTAATGTCCGAATGGGAGAGTACCTTGGTTAATAAAACAGCAGAGGAACAAACCAAATCATTAAGTGATTTTATTAACTACGGTGTTAGTCACATGGACATTCCACCCTTCAACTGTCAGTCGCCAGTAATGATACCTATGCTACAGAAGCTTTTTAATTTTCCATCTGAGTTTATCGAGCTTCAGCAGTTCATTATGCGCGATAAAAACGGAGTAGCATACATCCCAGCCTCTGGTCAAAAACCAAACGCAGATGGTCAGTCATAAGTAAATCTTAATAATATAGAATACTTACATCAAGTTTCCCGAAGGTTTCTTGAGATGACAATTTTCATTCACAGCAGAATAAGACCTATGGGTATAGTTAGATCACTAGCGACATGAGCCATGAACCTCCGTAGCGTGCCTCGCGATCAAGAAATTTTAGATGAGTTCTTTTCTTTATCTTCCAAGCCAGGCTTTGAAAAAATTGCTTGGTTATATGGAATGATTGCTGTTTACGGCAAAGATCCAAATGAATTAAAACACTTTGTTTGGAACGAAGATAACAGCATTAGTCTTGAACATAAAAAACGACCACTACACCCACTTCATCCTCAGTGGGTTTTCTTGTTTCAACTCAAAGAAAAACAGCCCTCTAAAATAAAGAGCTGTTGGGAGTCTCTTTCTCAAACGCTAGCTGCAGCACAAGACACAGGTCTGGTGTCAAGGATTGATGATGTCCTCCTAGCTCACAAAGTACGTAAAATTTATTACACGCCGTCTAAGCGGCCTCAACCAGGGAGTTTCCAAAAGAAACAGAAATTACTTCTGTGTCCTGCTTAGCTTGCTCCTTTAGAATTTTTTTCATTTTAGGAACGTTCCAGCGGTAGTTATCCCTTGACCTAGTCTCGGGGAATGCGGCATAATGTGTTCCAAGTTTACAGGTCCCATCATCACGCATACGGAAAAGCTGCTTACGGTCAATTTGTAGCTCTTCCAGAGTTTCCTTAACGGAACACCAGACTTTGTTTTGCATGATCGTGTAGAAACTACATACACAAGTTAAGTTCGTTATACAAAACGTCAACCGTATTTACTTTAATTTAAGGCCGGTTATTTTTTAT